TCATGGCGCGCTCCGAATCTTGAGTCCGTCCTGGACAATCGATGCCAGGGCTTCGGCGATCTGCTGGAGCGGATCCATGAGCGCCGGGGCTCCAGGTGCCGTCTTATCGGGCAGTTTGCAGAAGACCTCGTTTGAAAATTCGGATTCGTTGCCGCTTGCATCATACGCTGTCGCCACAAAGTAGACGGTTCGCCCATCGTCCGGCTTCACCTCGAGGGTGACCTGCTTTTGTTCGCCGGCTTTGGCCGGAATCTCCGCCACCTTCTGAGTCGTCTTGTCGTATTCCCCGCCGGCGTCGCTTTGATAGATTCGATACCCGGCGAGGTCTGCTTCGGTATTGGGGGTCCATTTCAGGGTGACCCTGACCGCCAGGCTATCCACGACGCTCAAAAAAACCATCGCCATGGCCAACAATATCACTCGAATCATGAAAGACTCCTTTCTTCCGATTCACACCGTTGCATCGTAGGTCGGAAGCGTCGGGGCCGCCCCGACGATTTCGCCTCCGCGCACGAAGGCGCTCGATCCGATGGCGACCCCGGTCCCCAACGCCCGGATCTGTGAGCCGTCGGGGAGCTCCACCGTGGAAGTGCCGTCGGCATTGTGCGCGGTCACCTCGCCGGCGAGAAGCGCCTGGGACGGCAACAGCTTCTTGAATTGAGTCCAGACGTTCACATCCCCCTCCGCATTATGGCGTCTCCAGTACCCGCTCAATTTCGACCGTTTGCCATACCTGCCCGAACTGTGCCGAAACACCGACGCCGAGGCAGTATCCCATCCAGGATGGAGACTGGAGTACCTGGACGATGGTGCCTGGAGTAATGAGTCCGGGATCGAGCATGAGCGGCATGACGAGCGTGATCCGGACGCGTTTGCCTCCAGCGCAAAGAATGTTGCGCCCGCGCTCCCGGGCTGCATCGATATGGCTCACGAGCGGCTCCACGATCTGCTGATGGTAGGGGTCCCCGTCGGTGCCGTCTCGGAGAACGCGGACGGCTACTCCCTGCTCCCGCCCGCATACCCATACTCCGCGATAAAGAGGCGCGGGCTCCCATCGCTTGGTCATGCTTAGAATGATATCGCTCGGAATGATGATATCCGGCGTAGCCGATCCGAGCGCCCAGGTGGAAACGGGGTATCGCGGGAAAACCGATATCCGGGCGAGAGAGGGGTGCGTTTGCACGACGGCCCCGGCCGCTGCCGCCAGAATTTTGAGGGCCGACATCGGGGTCTCGGCATCGTAGCTGAAGGCTCCGGCCGGAATGAGCCAGTCCACGGAGCCCCAGTCGAGCGTCCAATCATGGCCGTAAAGCTCATCTTCCGCACACTGCACGGCTGTTCGATCGGTCCCCTCGATGCGGCTTCGAGCCGTGACGTAGGGGTCGGCCAGGTAAGCCGAGAGTGATCTTCCCGATACGGACCCCTGAGTGTTTCCGAACGCCCGATCGAGGTCGTAGCTTTCGAGAACAAAAGTCCAATCGAGCCCGTTGATCGTAGCCTGGACTTCCGTTTGCTCCTCGGCCAGCGCGTCCGGCGGATAGCCCCGGAAGCCCGCCCGGAGTCCCCAGGCCCACGAATCCAGGTCTCCCCGGATATCGAGCGACTCGCACGGGATGACGGTGCCGTTCGCAAGTGTGACAAATGTCGACGTGTTGATCACGACGATATACCTCCGGATGCCCCATTCACAGGGCCTCGCCGCCCAGCATTGCGGCAGATCGAGCCTGTAATGGATACAGGCATCCCAGTCCGGCAAGGCGCACCGCAAGACGAGATTCGGATCTCCATGGAATCCGGGCTCGGGCTCCGGTTCTTCCGGCTCCGGGAGCGGCCAAATGAATGGGGGCCTCCTCGCACTTTCCCAAGGGATCCACCATTGAGGGGCCCCATGCTTCCATTTGCCGGGGATCAGCCACGACACGCGCACGGGAGCGTCGAGCGCCGGCGTCGTCACCTGATGACGAAGCAATCGGCTGATCGACTTCGGCCAGGTCATCACATGAGGCGATACGATCTGCAGCGGGATTGGATGAGTACTCTTCCAAGCGATCCGCCTTGCGATCGGTCGCCGCCAGGTCATGACATAGGGTGCGCTGTACTGTGCCGGAAGGGGAGCTCCCCAGGTCCACGCACAATCCTTTCGCACATGGCTTCGATCGAGAAGGATGAGCGGGGCCCTGGTGGATGCGGATAGCCGCGTTCCGTCCTCCCAGCTCAACCGGCAGCGCGGACGCATTCGGACGCCCATGTCCCATGGAGATACGATTTGTTGTGTGGACGCAGGCACCCTTTCGTACACCGCCGCTCGCTGCGATCCCGGTCCGCGCCATGCATTCGGGTCCCATTCGCCGATCACCGACCCGCCTGGCGGAGCCAGAGCAACCGCCGCCGGCCCCTGCACTCCCGTCCGCCCCGAAGTCCATCCGCTCGAGGAGAGCGTCGCCACAAAATCGCCGTTGTTTCCGACGCTCCCAGCGAAATTCCCGGAAAGCAATTTCGCGTAAATTGAGCCCAGAACGGGCGGGATGATATCCGAGCACGGAACGGCATTCGAGCATGGCAGCTTCGCCAGATCGAAGTAAACACACGCCTGCCAGTCTCGAGATTCGTAGGACAGACCGAAGTCCACTCGTGTTCCGGGATAGACCGCCCAGGAACAATCCCGGCTGTCCGCCCATTCGTTCGATCCATGCGACTGGAAAGAGTCCAGGGACACGATTTCTATTCCGCGGGCTGCTGATCATGTTTTGCCTGATCGATTTCGGCTTCAATGATGGCGCGCTTCAACAGGGTGATTTCCTCCACCATGCGGCCCGGCCAATTGATTCCATTGACAGCGGCCAGCAACAATGTTCTTTGAGTTTCGTTGTCCAACATCATTTTGATTTCTTCTTTTCATATTGCTCGGTGAAGAATGTATCCAATGCATCCATGGCTTGATCCAATGTAATGGCAATACCTCCATCCAACGTGATGGATTGTTTCATAACCTCAGCATCACGAACAATGATGGACTCCTCCGAATCCATGGCGGCAATCACCATATCCGAGTCGTCGATCAAATAGCTTTCAACATCGAAATGAACGACTCGCTCGTTGTTTCTCGAAATGCTCACAACGATACGGCTCAGTCGTATTTCAGGGGTCAGTGATTTTTTATCCCCCTTGATTTTGGCCATTCTTCGCTCCCCCTTACGAGGCTATGAATCCACGCGCCCGCATGTAGGACAGTATCGAATTGCAGGCGGTAATAACCGTTGCCGCATCGGTTGCGTCGGAAATTGCTGGGCCAGGATATAGACCTATTTCTTTCAGATCCTCGGTCAGGAAATGTGGGGCGCACTTGCCTGCTCCGATGTCCTTGCCATACATCGCGAACCGATCCGTTCCGGCCGAGGCTGGAGCGGTTCCTCTCTGCATCTTCAATGTGCGCGTCTCGGATCCCGCCGCGATTGGAGTCCCGATCCAAACGTTTGCAACCGGATCTATCTTGAAGAGGATCACGGAAGAGTTATCTGTAAGTCGATGCCCGATGTTGAAGTATCCCGTAGCATCGTATCCCCCGATCATGATTTGCGCTATTCCGGGCGACGTTGCGTGATCCCTGCCAAAAACTTGTGTATAGGCGCCGTTGTTGACAGAGGAACCGCCGCGCAAACGAACATACGAGTCGTCGTCATTTCTTCCGATAACATTCCCGTACTCCCCCAATAACAGCGCGTCACTCCCGGAAGTGGGAGCCATGGTATGAATCGCAGTGATGGTTTGCGCGGTAGCGATCTTCAGGAGATCGGCAGAGTCCAGCCCATCCAGCTTATCCGCATCCAAACCAGACGCCGCCCCATCCACGGTCAGTAAGGCCGATAGGATCTCGGAAGCACTCATATCCGCCGTTGCACCGGACTCGATCCCCGCAAGCTTGCTGCAGTCGCTCGCGGACATGAACCCCGCGGCCCCAGCGGATGCATTCGCGTGCAAGGTCCCTCCGGACCGATTGCCGTGAGCCGTGTCGTTGAAGCGCCCGGCGGGTAGTGTCCCCGAAAGCAGATTGTCGGCGTTGAGAGAAGCAAAAGCCGTCCTGACGGCGGCTTCGGTTGGTATCGCAACATCGGATCCCGGAGATCCCACGGACGTCACAACGGGAAGAGCCGTCGCAAGTGGGACCCAGGCGGTTGTGGCGCTGTCGTACTCATAGAACGCCACGCCGTTTGCCGCCGGAACAATCCCACGGTCGCCGTCCTGCAGGCCGGTGACGGCGGCGAGGTCGTCCAGGCTCTCCTTCCAGTAGAATCGCATCAGATGGTGATCTCCCCGGCGGTAAGCCTCACAATCCCGCCCTCGTAGATCTGCGTGTTGTTGAGCTCAAGGAATGCCCCGCTTCCGTCGGAACCCACATCGAAGTCGGCAATCCAGGCATCGGCGCCGTCGAGCAGGCGCCCCCAGGTGGCCAGGCCACTCGCGGGAGCGAGGTCTTCATCCGAGATGGTATCGAACGTGAGTGCCCCTCCAGACACAGTCCCACATGGAAGGGAGCACGCGCATTCCGCGAGCAGCACCTGGTCCGTAATGGCACCCCCGGGAGTTGCGGGCTTTGTCCCGGAATAGATCCGAAACTTCCCGGGCAACGGATCGGCGGCGTCGATCACGTCCGCCAGGGCCTGAAGCATGGCGTTTCGTTCATTGGTGTCGAGGTCGAAAACCATCAGGTCTCCATTGCTTCCGGTTCCACCCAATCGGCCACGGCGGCGTTATAGGTCCGGCCGTAGTCGTCGCAGATCACGCAGTAATCATCGTTTGCAATGCTCTCGAACACATATTCTCCGGTAATCTGATCACTCCATGTGATGGCCACCACGCGCATGTTCCGGCGCAGGAGCAGCGTCACCCGGCGGCGCTGAGGCTCTTCGTCGATGGTCACGGTCCCCTGGATCCGGTAATGACCCATGTCTTCGGAACTGGCCCAGCCCAGCAGCGCGTGATGCTTGCGCTCCGCTATGCCATAGGTCAGCGGATGGGGCGTGATGTCTTCCAGCCAGCGCCAGGCTTGAAGCGTGAGGTTGCTCGCCATGGCCCGCTATCTCCACGGCCCGGTGATGTCGATCAGGGCAACACCCACGGTGCTGTTGGTGAACCAGTAGCTCCCTCCCGTTTGCTGATATGCCCTCGCCGCCCAGGCGATGGCTTTTCTATTCGCCGATGGGATATCGTCCAGAATCAAGGGAACATTGTACGAAGTGATCGGCGCATGCCACGGATCATATATCCCCGGAGGATATCCTCTCACGACATAGACCGATCCGTATTCCACCATGAAGAGATTTCCGAAAACGATCCCGTTATCCACGGCATGCGGATAAGCGATCAGGTTGTTGCCGATCGGCAGTGCATAACCGGTCAGCGTTGCCGCCGAGCTTGTGCTGGCAATCATGAATCCATAGACCCCCAGCGGATAGGGGGTGCCGGTAATCCCCGCATATCCTCTCGCAACGGAGATGGCCGCCGAGGCATAGATATTGGCCGCATACAAGCACTTCACCATGAGCGACCCGGCGATCGTGTCCGAGCTCGATGACGGACTTCCCGTGAGCACGCAATGGTAAGCGTCTCCCGGCTTGTAGCTCACGATATCTCCGAACATGTGGAGATCGGCGTACGTTGTGCCGTTGTTCGCCATTCCGAGGTAGAAGAGCCGGGAGTCCGCCGCCACAAACCACACCCGGCTCGTGGCATCGTCGGTGGACTTGTGCCAGTAGAGCGAGGCCGATGCTGGAAAAGGCTCCGTCCCGGAATCGAGGTCCGTCATGCTTACGTAGCCGCGCACCACGGACCTGCGGGTGGCCGCGTTGGTGTCGTCGATCCGAAGCCGGCATCCCGTGGCCGCCGCGTCGGAGGGCTTGAAAACGGCTTTGTTGGTATCGCTGTAGGGACGCGTCCAGCCGGCCGGAGCCACCTTGCTCGCAAAAGTGCCCGTGGCCGGCGTGGTCGGGGTTATCCCGCCGGCAAGCTCGAAGGTGAATGTCGTCGATGTCACCGAGGTGATGCGAAAGTCCCCGTTGTAGTCCGACTCGTTGGCCCCGGAGATATTCACGACCTGGTGCTCCACATATCCGTGAGCGGAGCCGAAAGTCACGGTCACCGTGGTCCCGTCGCGGGTGATGCCGGCAGGCACCTGCGTATTGTAGCCGGTCACCAGGCACGCATGGAGAAGCGAGGAGAGCGCCCCCGCCGCGCCGTTCAGAGTCGGAGCGCCGCCGTCGGTGCTGCGAAAAATCTTAACGTCCGTTGCCAGTGCCATCGTTTTGGTTCCTGATTTCAGGTTTCTAGTTTCCGGTTGCGCTCATTGGGCTTGGAGGTTCCGATTCACCCACTCACCGATTCACCCACTCACCAGCCCTTATTCCGTATCCGCGTCACCCCGCACCTGCAGGCGGAAGCGATCCTCGTGGGCGGTGGCATCTCCCTGCAGGACCGTCCGGGCCACCCAGATCGGGTAGTTGGCCGCGACGGTATTGAACCGGAGCACATTCCCCGTGGCCCAGCCGGAACCCCAGCCGGCGCCGCGAATGGTGAAGTACGGCGCCGACGTTTCGGGATTGATGGGAGCGAAATCCACGTTGATGCTGCCTGTCGCGATCTGCCCGGTGTATTCGCCGACGCACCGGAATTCGCTGGAGCTGGTGAAAAGGCAGATCCATCGTTCCTGGATGCATCCCTTGTTGGTCATCTCGATGGGATAGACGGCGTCATTGTATTGAGCGAGAGGGCTGCTCCCGATGAGCTCATCCGACCAGACGCTCGTCCAGGTGGCCTGGCTGAACAGCGTGGAGAACCTGGCGAACAGGTCCCCGATCACGACGGCGCTCGATACATAGCTTCCGTCCGTCGCGTAATCGTGGCTCATGGACCGCGTGAGAGTCAGGGTCCCGTTGATCTGAAGATCGCTCACGAGCGCCATGTCCTCGATTCGGTGCTCCAGGGCGAAGGGAGTCGTGAGTCCGGATATGGCCCCAAGGGTTACGGTTCCAGCATCGAGATCCACCGTGTAGAGATCGGTATTCACCGGATTGCCGTCGCCGTCGTAAAGCTTGGCATACGACAGCCGCACTCGCCCGCAGTCCACAACCAGTCCGTTATAGGGAGTCGCGATGGTCTCGGTCTGCGTGTTGTGCAGCACGATCACATCGCCGGTCCTGAAGATGGGCACGCGCCCGTCCAGCGGCAGGCGGACCGGATCCAGGCCCAGAATATCGGAATCCAGCGGCAGGTAGACATAGACCACGACATTGAACCGGCACGTATTCGGAAAGATTTCAAGCGGCTTCCAGATGTAGCCCTCGAGGTCCACATTCGCAGGATCGTACCAGGGCTCCTCCTTCTCCTCCGGCGTGAGCGAGGAATCGAGGACTCGGTCCCCGAAGGAAACCTCGACCACGCCGGTCTCGAAATCGATGTCCCCGTCGATATGGTCCCCGATGATTTCTCCGCTGGTATTCGCGGTCCCGGTGATGAGGTCCCCGTTGATATCGGTTGCGGTCAGGACGAACCCGCCGGGGCGCACGGGAGCGCTTGGGGTCCGGAATCGCATGAAGGCTTCCGTCCATTGCCCCTTTTGGGTGAGAAGCGACGTCAGGGTGAACGTCGAGCTTCCCGGCGTCCAGTCGGTGAGAGTCACGATCCCCGTCTCGTAATCGATCGTTCCGGAATAAGTCCCGACCGGATCGATCTCCGTCACGTCGCGGTAGATGGAGCCGTCCCGATCGATATAGGTCGATGTCCCTATGAGGAACTGAACGCTCTCCGGCACCACCAGCCCATCGGTGCTGGGTGTGAGCGCGATGAGAAGAGGCATGGCCGGGAGGGTTTCGGTCGCTTCGGTATCCGTTCCCGTGACCGGCTTATAGCGAATTGTCACGGGGACCGGATCGGACGGCCATCCGGTTGTCTCGGCAGTCACCCAGGAGCTTCCACCATCGGCCCCGGAATGGTTCGTTTCCTTGTATTCCACTATGACCTGGCACCAGAACGACATCTCTCCGGTCGCATAATTGACCGTTCCCGATACCAGGTTTCCCGCGCCGTCATCGGACGTATTGATGCGCGTGGTGATGACGGTCTGAGACTTTTCCTCGATGAAAGACGAGGAAGGGGCCTCCGTGAACGTATAGGGACCGTAATGGCGCACCCCGCCAGGATCGGATTCTCCCGATTTCTGATACCGGTTAAAATCCCGCTCCACCACCCATTCGACCGAGAGCGTGTAGGGAGTGATCTGTTGCGCGGCCGTGAGCTCCAGCAGCCCGTCGCCTGGAAGCGGCACATTGTAGACCTCGGTCACGAGCGTTCCGTAATCGTAGGTGATCTGGGGAGTCGTGCCCGCCTCGGGAATCAGTGTGGGCCGGAGCCAGAACACTCCCGTGGCGTAACAAATGGTGCCCGTGCCGTCTCCCGTGAAGCTCCCCGTTCCGTTATCGGTCGCGGTTTTGGTGACTCCGCTCGGGTATTCCCAGGTGATGGAAATCGATCCGGGAACGATCGGATAGTGCTCGGTTTCCCCCTCCCACTGGAAGGGTCTCACATCCGCATTGGTCCGTACATCGTAGTGCGCCGGAGACGACCACGCCCACAGCAGGGCGGTGTCGACGTCGGGGAGGTCCTGCAGGGTGATCATGACCGAGCCGGTTTCATAGACGATCCGCCCCGTCCCGTCTCCGGTAAGCTCCCCGGTCCCGAGCTCATCCAAGATCGTGTACCACTTCTCCCGCGAGCGGTAGCTCACCTCGAGCGTTCCGACGGCAGGCAGCGGATAGAGTGACTTCACATAGTTGTAGCCGCGCGTGGCGCTGGTGATCTCGGTGATCCCGGTGTGCGCGACGTTCGACATCTGAACGTCCCGGGCCCCGGCATCGAGGGTAACGGATCGCGTCCCGCCGGCCTGGATGTCGAGAATGGCGGACTCCGCCTGGGTGCTCGGGACCAGCGGCCGTTTGATGTCGGATACCTTGACCTGCATGTCCCCCAGGTCGACCGCTTGCGCCAGGGTCACGATGCCGTAATAGGCGATGGCCTCGACGACGTTGGATTTGTAGATTTTGGCCGTGGGCTGATAGGCGGAATACCGATTGGGCTCTCCCCCCTGGAAGGCGTATCGCAGGGCGTCGCTCAGCGTGATGGTGAGCTCGATCTTCTGAAAGTTGCCCAGGGTATCCGTGTAGGTAACCGTCTCATGCTCGATGGCGTCCACGCGCACGAATTGAGTGTTGCCGCCGTCGCTCAGAACATACACGTCGCCCACGCCCGGGATGTCGTCCGACGTTCCCTGATAGGCCAGGAGGGCCCGCTGTCCCACGAAATGGTTTCCCAGCATCTTCATGGAGGAGAGCACGCCCTGGGTGACATAGCTCTCCACCTTGTTTTGCGCGTCGGATCGCTCGTCGAACCATGCATTGGACTCCCGGGTCTTGAAAATCGAGACATGCACCAGTGGGTCCTCGGGCGGCTCGGATATAATCATGTTCGCGCCGTAATAGGTGTCGACCGTGTCGGTCAGGACCGCCGGGAAGCATTTGCGCAGGCTGATGCGGCCGTAAGTCCGATCCAGCTCGGAGATATCGGGGAAGAGATTGTTCGAAAGCCCATCCACCACTTCGTTTCCCGTCATGCGCCCGCCGCCGTCCTCGGTGTCCTGGAGCCGCTCGGACTGCATCAGCTTGATATCTGTTTCGAGGATCATTATTCGGCGACCTCCATGAAGTTGAGCGAATGGATTACGTAGAGCGCATCGGTTGCGGGCTCGGTCACGGGCAGGAGCTGCTCGACCTCGATGGGAGTGCCGTCTTCCCTGCGCCACATGACGGAATACGTGGTTATGCCGATGGTGAGCGACATGATCGTGTCCGCGGTCTGCATGAGAGCGATCAGCTGCTGAACCACACTCCGACTCGCCCAACAGCTCTCCTCGCTCCCGACGAGGGTAATAGGGCGACCGGTTAGGCCGGAGGCTTCCTGGACGAGAACGGTCCCCGTGAGCGTCATGGTCACGTTCTGGACCACCGGGGTCCAGTTGAATTCATCCTCCCAGATGAGCCCCGGAGGCAGCGTGATTCCATCGAGCGTCATGGCCATGCTCTCAGCTCCTCGAGGCCGCGTCCGATATCGACGTCAGAATCGATTCGGTGCTGACTCTCCCGCCGTTTCCGGGCCGATACCGAGTGGCAACCGAGGCGATCGTCGAAACGTCGTCCGCGATTTCGGAAAGAAGAGACGCCACGCGTCCCATGGAATCGGCGGATACCGCGCGCGCGGAGACTGCCGGGACCGCGCCCCTGGTTAAGGCCGTCTCAACGGCGCCGGCCGTTACCTCGGCTGCCGCAGCGAGTTCCCCGGAGGACTTCGCGCGTCTTGCCGGGATGGGAGTCGATGGGGCTTCTTCAGTCGCCCGCGAGCGAAAGCTTTCGAGCTCGCCCTGCAGGTAGGAGAGCTGATCCTCCCCCAATATGCCGTTCATGGATCTCACGAAGCTTTCGGCCGAGAGCGCCAGCATGTCGGTCATTCCGCCCGTTTTGATCTGGAATTCGATCTGCTTGCGCATGGCTTCGGCTTCCTTCACCTGCGCTCCGGCCTCTTTAATGGTCCGCCTGAGAACGGTGAAGTGCTTGACCATCCCATCTCCGTAGCCGTGCCATTTCATGGCCTCCTTGATCTCGGTCCGCAGCCGGTCTCCCATCTGCTCGTAATAGGGGATGGTCCAGGTGATGGGAGCGTTGCGGTCGACGGTTGCGGGACCGCTTGTCTTTTGCTTTTCGCCACTTTCGGCCACCGCTTCCTGCATTTCGTCGGCGGCTTGCGCGGCATCCCTCGTTGCGGCCGCCGCCTCGTCCATTCCTTTCGCGATATCCTCTCCGGCCTGGGTCCCGGCGACGCCCGCCTGCTGCAGCTTGTCGCGAAGTCCAAGGGTCGCGCCCTGGGCGTTGAGCGTTGCCGCAACCACCCGGGCCTGCGCCTCTCCGTGGGCCTCGGCGGCGGCGATGGCTTTCTCCGCGTAAGCCTTGAACGCGGCCTGCACGTCGCCGGCGGAAGCCACTCCGCTGTTACGAATGGTTTCAAAATCCTGCTTCGCCTTTTGAGCAACGACGTCGAGCGCCTTGCTGCTCGTGATCCCGAGGCTCTTGAATGCCTGCTCGACGGGGTCCACCGCATCGCTCAGCTCCTCGGCCTTGTCCTCCAAACGTTCCATGGCGGCCGAGAGCTGGTCGACCGAGATCCGGCCATCGCGGCCGAGGCGCTGGAGCTGCTCGCGCAGGTGGTTGATTTCATCGAGGTCCTGGACTTTCCCGAGCGCGGCGTCAAAGGCGGCGGCAATCTGGGCCCCCGATGCCTGGGCGTTCTCGCCCACGAGGGTGAACATCTCGATGGCTGCGGCTCCCGCCGTGGTCATTCCCGTGCGGAACTGCTCGGTATCGACTCCCAGCTTGGCGAGAGCGGCGTTGAGCCCGGCTTCCAGGATGAAGCGAAAATCGTCTGCGGATTTGCCCGCTTCCGCGAAGGCCACCTGGGAGCGGCCCATGAAATCGACGAGGGCCTTGTTGGAGAGATTCCCCAGGGCGGCGACGAGCTGAGAGTCCACGGCCTGGGCGGCGGAGGCGCTTTCATCGCGCAGCTTGGCCATGCTCAGGCCGAGCTTTGCGAACTCATCCCACGAAATGTTCGGATTGGTCAGAGTCTGCAGTGCATCGGACACAACCTGTCCCATGCTCCGACCCTGTTCCTGCATGCCGGTGAGCTGGGATACGATCTCTTTTCCGGCGGCGCCCATGGACTTGGCGGCGGATTCGGAAAGGGTCGCGATATTGGTTGTTGCGGCCCCCACCGTGCCCTGCATGGCGGCGGTTGCATCGTTCATGATCTTCTGGGCCGCGTCGGCAACGCCCTTCGCGCCCTCTTGCGCCTTGTTGCGCGCCTTCCAGACGCCGTCCTCGACCGCCTTGTATTCGGACTCGAAAATCTTGGCCATCTCCGCCAGGCGCCGGGCATGACGCTCGGCCGCGGCCTCCATGGTGTCGTCGGACGCGATCGCCTTGAGGACCTCCCACTTGTACTGCAGGTCCTCCAGCGCCCGCATGAGCACTTCGACCATGAAGACGCCGGATTTTCTGACGATCTCGAATTCATCCGAGAGCCAGGTTCCGATATCCCAGCCGACAAGGGCTGCTCCGAGCAATGAAAAGGCCTGGCCGATCCGGGAGACGGCCCCGGCGGCAAGGGTTGCGTTGCCGGTCATGGCGGTGAGCGCGGTGGTGGCGGTGGCTCCCGTGTTTCCGACCACGACCTGGAGCGCGAGCCAGGCGGTCTTGAGTCCATTCGTGGCGATTGCCGCGGTGCCAAGAGTTGCGGCAAGCCCCGCGATCATGGGGAAGCGATCGGCGAGATCGGCCACGATGTTCGTGAATCCCGCCAGTCCCTCCGCGGCTTTTTTGATCGCGGGCAGAAACACGGTCCCGACGTTGTTGCCGACTTCCTTCACGGCATTATGAAGAAGCTGGAGCTGATTTTCGGTGGTCTTGGCCCGTTCCTCGTATTCCCTGGTGAGCGCTCCCGCCGTCTTCGTTTTATCGGAAACGAGCCCCAGGGATTTCTGGTACTGGTCCATTCCGTTGACCAGTGCCGCGATATCGTCCTGGTACTCCTGGCCGAACATCTTGGAAAGAATTTCGGCCTTGGCCATTCTATCGAGGCCTTGGAGGCTCGAAAGAAATTGGTTGATCGCCTTCTGGGGATCGGCGGCGATGCTTCTGGCAAAGGTCCCGGCCTCGAGGCCGAGCGCCCGGAGCCCTTCCTTGAACTCGGCGGATTGAGTCGTGGAAGTCTGGAGCTTGCCGAGGAGTGCATTGATGCCGGTTGCCGCAACCTCGGGGGTTTTCCCCATGGAGAGCATGGCGGTTGCAAGCGCCGCCGTCTGTTCGGCCGAGAGTCCGAACTGGGTGGACATCCCGCCGACCCGGGTCATGACTTCCAGGATGTCGGCTTCGGTGGCCGCCGAATTGTTCCCGAGCGTATTCACGGCATCGCCCAGGGAGCGGACCTCGGGCATGCTCAACTTGAACACGTTGGTCATCTTGGCGATGGCCTGCCCCGCCTGGTCGGCGCTCATGTTGAAGGCGACCGACATCTCGGCCGCCAGGCGCGTGAACTGCTCGATATTCTGGATGGGGATTCCGAGCTGTCCTCCGGCGGCTGCGATCCCGGCGAGCGCCTCGGTCGAAAGCGGAAGCTCCCGGGCCATGGCCTTGAGGGTATCCTCGAGGCCGGCCATCTCTTCTTCGGTCCCGTCCACCACCTTGCGCACATCCGCCATGGCGGACTCAAATCTTACGGCCTCCCGGACCGCAAGGCCGATTCCGGCCCCGGCCACCCCGAGCTGGGCGAGCTCCCCGCGCAGGGCCGTTAACGCGACCGATACGCCGGAAGTTTTGGATTCGAGCTCCCTCAGTTTCTGGTGGGTGAGGAGGGCCGCCTGGGCAAGCTCCCTCTGGGTCAGCACCCCGGAATTCTTGAGACTGTTGAAGGCGGATTCGACCTGGTCGATCTGCTTGGCGATCTGATCATGGGGGACTAGGCCGAGCATGTCCTTGCTGCGGGCGATTCCCACCAGCTGCTGGTAGGTGGTGAGAAGCTGCTGGGTCTCCCGGTCCAGACCGTCAGCGGCCTTCCCGGTCGCCAGCATGTCGGTCGCGAGCTTCGAGAATGCTTGGATGTCCTTCGGGGTTTTGCCGAGGGTTTTGAGCAGCTCCCCGAATTCCGAGTTCAGCCGGTCGATGTTGCTCTTGGCCTGGTCGGTTTCGGCCGCGATTTTGATGGCGAGTTTGTAGCTGTCGGCCATTTCTTCTCACCGCAAAGACGCAAAGAACGCAAAGGAAGTGATCCTCGGCGTTCCCCGCGATGATGATTATTCGACGAAGGCCACGCGGAAATAGGTGCTCACGCCGCCGGTCTTGGTGGTGTCTTTCAGGACTTTCCCTTCGACCGCGAGCTCGGCGTAATCCTGGCCGATGAAACCGATATTCTTGGCGGCGCCGAAGCGGGCGCGCCACACATCGATCAGGACCGGCTTCCCGGATCTCGCCTCGTTCAACCCTTCGAAGAACAGCAGGTATTCGCCGGCGGCCCCCGCCAGGGCCTGCACCAGGTCGAACGCCCCATAGCTGTACGTCACATGGAGGACGTCATCGGTTTCGATATCGCCTCCGGCAAGAGGAGTGATGCCTCCGGGCGAGACTTCATAGTCTTCGTTCAGCACATAGGTGGTGGTATCGGTTGCGTCTTTCACCACGACATTGCTCGGGTTGGGGTACGCGAGACGAGAGAGTGCCCCGACAATGGCCGTGATGCTTTCGGCAACGGAAACCGTTCCGGCCGCTACTCCCGAGGTGGTCCCGTAGAGCGCCATGGAGACGTTTTCGGGCGAGAGATTGTGCAGGGTCATGGAAAGATCGACGCCCTTCACTCGCCGCACTTCATTCAGGGTCCCGCCGCCGGTGGTGGTGTAGTCGACCAAAGTCTTGGTTTCCTCGTCCACTGCGAACTCGAGCTTGGAACAGTTCCCGATATGCACCAGCCCGAGGACATCCGTTGCCGCATTGTTCTTGAGGAAGATCTTGCCCACCCCGATGTAGCTGTAATCAATCATGATGTCGTCTCCTTGCGCGCCCGCGCGTTACGTGATGACGAGATCGCCGCGGCAGGCGATTTTGCAGGCGAACGTCATCGGGAAAAACCCGCAGCCGCCGCCGTACATGGGGTCCATTGGATCTGAAAGCGTGAACGGCTGCACGCCGGTCATGGCGCGCCAGCCGAGAAGAAGTTGCAGGATCTTCCCCATGATGGGGCCCGCATCCTGACGCAGAAGGGAGCCGTCGCGATCCAGCGCATTCCTCACCGCAACCAGCACAACCCAAAGCTGCCTCACCTGCTGGAGGCTCCCCATCCCGATGGGATCTCCATCCGGCATATATCCGCCAAATCCCACATAGACCGACGGGAAGACCAGGGATTGCCTCGGGATGGCCGAAAACTCCATGAGGCTTCCGAATGCCTGGATCCCCGTCAGGTTGTCTTGAAGACGCTCGATGAGCGGTGCTTCAACGGCCAAAAAATTGTCCATCTTGCTTCCATGCCTTATGTTTCAAGCACATCCCGGTAGCGGCCGTATAGGAGCTTTTCCATCACCATCCGGCGGATGTTTTCCTGGATATTGCTTTCTTCTCCAGTCCATACCCGGCTCACGATCGGCCGCGCCTTGACGGTGTGAGTCCCGACCCTGGGAATCATCTTGTGCCACCCCGAAACATTCAGACTGGTCATCGTGCGCCGATTCCGGGCGGCCGTTGTTCGCTTGAGCGCCCCGCCGTATTTCTTCTGGAGGAACTGGGCGATCTTGCGCTGCCGCTCGCGCGTGATTTCGACCGTGTATCCCTTGGCGTGCATGGCGGCGGTTCGAACAAACTGGCGGGAGATCGGAGCAAACCGCCTTTTCCCCCTGGGGGCCTCATCCGGACCGAGCAGCCCCGCTCCGGCCTCGAGGAATTCAGGGTCCACGAAGTATCTTGAAAATCTCGCAAACCATGGCCCGTATCCCCGGCCCTTTCGAGCCGCCACGGTATAGGGGGCGAACGGCCCGAAGTCTTCCGACCTCGCCGTTTCCTGGATAAGAGTGTTCAGCCGATAAGCCTCGCTTCGAAGGGCCGAAGCCAGAATGGAGTCCAGGTCCTGTGACAGCAGCGAAAGTGCCCTGGTAACGTTGGAGTCGACTTGCACCGTCAGCATCGCCCTACCTGCTCCGTCTCAGATCCAGGGTCCAGACGCCGCCAGAGCCACCGGTTTTTCCCATCACGGTCCAGGACTCCCCGTCGATTTCGAGAGAATCCTGGTAAGCCGGGAGAGACACCTCCGTCGCCCTCACTCTGGCTACCGCCGCCCGCGTGATGGCCGCGACGAACTGATCTCCGTCCTTCGAGTCGCCTTGATCCTCGAAGATCACCGTAACGGACACCGGGCTCCCTCCGTGCGGGGTGTAAACCGCAGTCGCCCCCGCCAGAAGAAACGCATCCGCGACAGCTTTGGCCTCAGCGTCCCGCACATGCACGGCGTCCCCCTAGTTGGAGCTCGTGATCTTTACCAGGAGGCCGGGTCGGTAGCAGATCGGAAGAGGGTTCGATTGGGTGTGGATATCGATCCCGCGCCCGAACTTGCGCTCTTCCTGCTTGGCGTAGAGCTCAAGACCGATGGTGTTGACCGTTTCAACAAAATCCGCGGGGGCGAAGAGCGTCTCGAATGTCCCCATGGTTCCCTCGGGAAAGGCATGGCCTTCGCTTGCCGCAATGAAGCGGCGGGAATTGCCGTCGGGGTCGGTCGCGACTCCTCGGTATTCCTCGAAGACGACCCCCTGAAACTCGAAGCCCTTGCGCACATCGTTTCCGAGAATGTCCTGAGCCCGCGCGTAATTGAGGTAGACTTCCTTCACGGTCTCGTGCTTGATCAGCTTGTCGAAGAATTCGGCCGAGACCAGGGCGCGCACATTGTTCATGACCTCACCCTTGAGGTTGTCCTCGATGTGGCGCACCACCTCGCGACATTTGCCGGGAACGTCCGTGCCCTCGGTTCCGAGCACGAAGTCCACGCTCTTTTGCGTGATGCCGAACTCCGAGTACAGGTCGTAGAGGGTGCTCCCGTCCGCATCGAGGATGACGCCCTTGAGCGCTCCCATCCGCAGGTGCTCGAGGGTGATGCCGTGCTTGTTCCTCATGGTCTGCAGGTGGTCGTTCACAATGGAAGCGAGCGTCGCAAGCTCCGTTTCCGAACCAAAAGCCCGGATGCCCTCGTATTCCTGGGGAAGAATGCTGTCGTCGTGTGGGATGTGAGGGATCGTGAAGCTTCTCACGGTCCGCTTCCCACGCGTGGCGACGGTTCCAGGAGAACCGGGAGGCATGGTCGGAAGCAGATTCAGGATTCCATTCTTTTCCTCCACGATCACCGAGCGCGTGCGCACGCCTTTGCCGGGGAACAGGTTGAGCTCCCGCAGGCGCCCGTAGTTGTTGGGGAGGATGTTGATGGCCCTGGTGAGGCTCACCATGTTGAATGCATCGGTTGAAAAGGGGTTGAGCATGTCGGTCACTCCTTATGGTTTATTGGCCGGCCGCCTTAGGCCGAGGGCCGGGTCACAATTCCCTTCTCCTTGAGCTGGGAGAGCGCGGCAGCTTTTTGATCACTTGTGGCGCCCTCCGGCCAAACCAGGTTCGCGGCATCGATCACGGCGTCGCGCACCACGGCGACCCCTTCCACATCGCCTTCGCCGGCGTCGTAGTCCGAAAGCGCGATCCCGAAGGCATCCCGGCTTCCGTCCACTCCCGCGAAGTTGATGGCCCGAACCTTTCCGGAGCCCGCAACGACCGGGACGGTGAACGAATCGCCCAGGGCGAAATCCGTCCCCCCGTCGTTCACGGTGAAGTTGATGTGATCACTGGTATAAGCTGCGCCCACGGTGGCGGGCGGAAGGACTCTGCCGTCCGGAGCCTTCACCTGGAACGTTCCTCCGTTGGTGGCCGTGGCGATACAGGTGAGGATATAATTCCCAAGCTCGGCTAGAGCTCCCAGGGACACTCCGGAGACCGTTCCGGTTCCCGTGTTGCCGGCACCGGCAACAGTCCCGGCCGCTTTCGCGATCCGGCCGAGGACCGCTCCCGCGGAGACGTTCTGCCCGGAGAGCACCGTCACGTCTTCCCTCGCATGGTACTTCTCGATCCCACCTTCCCATTTCAGCACATCGTTCAACCGGTTTCCTTCAGTCTGCGATGCCATACGTTGAACTCCTTCCTTCCGGCCGGATGCCGGATTGATTCACTATGCGATCTTTCCTGCGCGCTTAAGGGCGTCCTTTACCAGGACATCGTCATCGGCTCCCCGGGCGAGGGCTCCGGTGGTGTTCATCACCTCCCGCTGCTCGGACGAGTCTCCGACGGCGCGGATGATCCGCTCTCTGGCAGCCTCGATGGTGACTCCTTCCCGGATGAGCTCGGCTCCGAGGTCTTTGGGGATCAAATGCTGCACGGCCGCGCAGGATTCGAGGATGGAAACCACCCGGGCCTGTTCCGCTTCCTTTCCCTGCCGTGCCGCTTCCGTTCTGATCGATTCCGCCTCCTGCACCCTCTGGGTCGCAGCCGTATCGGGCGCACCTTCAGCTTCCGCTGCAATCACTGGATTCTTTTGCTTTTCGGCCATGGCGCGGCCTCCTCTCTTTTCCGGTTGAATCATCGCGAGGACCTCGACGAAGCTTCTGACTTCATCCGCCAGGCCCTCTCTCACAGCTTCCTCTCCCTGGAACATCCCGGCTTCGGTGGAGCGCACCCTGGCCTCCGAAATCCCCCGGTTCCTGGCGACCGTACGGACAAATACGCCGTAAATGTCGTCGATCTGGGCCTGAGCGATCTTGGCCGCCTCTTCCGAAAGGGCCACGTTGGGGGAGAAGTCGTTCTTGCGCGCCCCCGCGAAAATCGGTGTGTACTTGAAGCCGGTCTTCTCGTTGAAACCGGAGCGGTCCGCGTGGACGTAGAGCACTCCGATGGATCCCATGCCTCCGGTCCGAGGCAGGAAGATCCGGTCCGCGGCGGAGGCCAGGGCGTACGCCGCGGAGAAAGCCGACTCGTTGGCCACGGCATGGATGGGCTTCACTCCACGTGCGGCATGGATTTCATCCACCAGATCGAAAACGCCGGCGACCTCTCCCCCGGGTGAGTCGATATCGAAAAGGATCGTCTCGACGCTCTTGTCAGCTAGAGCCTCCCGGAACTGACCACGGATGGACTCATAACTCGTGAGCCCCGACCAGCCGTCGAATCCGGATGCCCTGTGGACGAGAGTGCCGTATATGGGAATGAGGCCGATGCCGTCTTCGGAATCCTTCCGATAGCTCTTGGGCTTGGAAAAGTCGGTCACCGCCTCGAGCGCCGGGACCTCGAGGCCGATTCGCGGCCCCAGGAACTGTAGGATCGCATCGAACTTGGCCGGTGTGATGAGAAGCGGTGTGTTGAGCACCCTGGAAGCCAGGTGCCAGAGATTTTTCTTATCGATCATTGGAATCCGCCTTTTCCGTTGAGCTCTGATCGCCGCTCCGACCAGCCCCGGCCCTTGCGGTCTTGCGTGGATCGGAGTCGAACACGAGGCCGAGAGCGTCGGCCCGGTCGGCATCCTCCTTGATCTGCCGATCCACCATCTCGGCGTCATAACCCTGTTCGGCGATCACTGCCGATCGCGAGGTGAATCCGCTCCGCACCGCGAGCTGGGCCGCCTTGAGGTCCTTTTCCGGATCCACCCATGGCCAGCCCTGGGGCCTCCAGTCGATCTTCGTGTAGCCACGCCTGTCCCGTGCATAGGCCGGGATGGCGAGGACCCCCGAGGCCACCGCGAGATCCATCCAACGGCGAGCCACCGGGCGGCAGAACTGGAAGATGATGGTGTGCCACTGGAGCATCTCGCATCTACGCCGGAACTCCAAAAGCCCGGCCCGGATGGAGGAGTAGTTCACCCCCTCGAGGTCTCCCGTGAGCTGCTCGTAGGTGATCCCGATCCCGGAGGCGATCTCCCGCAGGTTCTGCTTGATCCAGACCTGGTAGCTTCCCCCCACATCGGCCGGAGTCGAGAACTTCACATCCATTCCCTGGGGAAGGGTGGGGAAGGTGCCCGGCTCGAGATGAACCACGGGGCTGTCGTTTTCGTCCGATTCCCCGATCCGGCCCAGGTAGGGCTGATCGAGGGTGTCCGAGACCGATTCGATGATGAACCCGCCGAACATGGCGGCCGTCTTCTTGCGCACGAGCTCGGCGTCCTCGTACTGATCGAGCTCGTGGAGGCGCAAAATGACGGAGGTGAGCCAGGGCTTTCCTCGAGCCTGCCCGGGGCGCAGCGGACGAAAGGTGTGCAGCATCTCCGAGGCGGGGATCCGGATCCGCTCGGCGTTCCCCTGGTCAAACAGGAAGCTCTCCCCGGGATGCGAGCGGAAGACCCAGTAGGCGACCCGCCTCCCCAGCCGGTCGAGCTCGATCCCCATCCGGATTTCGTTTCCGTTGGGAGCGATGGTGCTGAAGGATTCATCCAGGTGGTCGCACTCGATGACCTGGAGCTGCATGGGAACCGGGAGGCCGTCCTCGATCCGCCTCGGCCGGATCCGCGCGAGGACCTCTCCGCTTTCGACCATAGCCCGGGCCACCATGGCCTGGAGACCGTAAAAATCGCACACTCCGTCCGCGTCCGCCTCGTCGGTCCACTCCGCCCAAAGCTCGTGGATTCGCTCCTTGAGCTCGGTTCCCCCCAGGGCGGGATCGATCTGCCAGCGCGGGGTGATCCCGGTCCCGATAAGATTGGCCACCCAGGATTCGACCCCGTTTTCAGCCAGGGGATTGTTCCGGGTGAGCTCACGGGACCTGGATCTCAGAGACGAGAGCGAACCGTAAAGGGCGGTGTTGGGGCCTGCGGAAGATCTTCCCCAGGTGCCGAGCCTCCGGCCCGACCCGGCCCCCTCGAAGCTCTGTGCCCTCGCTACCGGAATAGGTCTCCCGTGATGGTCCAGGACCTTCAGAAAGCGCATCAGCACCCCTTGCCCGTCGCCACCAGAAAGAACCGTCGGCGATTCAAAGCGGTGCGGAGCTCTCCCCGAATGTCGGCCTCAAGCACTCGCAGCCTGGCGTCATCGGTCAGGTGGTACTGGGTGGTGATCCCGCCAACAGTGACGGATACCACCCGCTCCCCCCTGGCCAGAGCCAGCCGAGCCGCCTGCACGCTTTCAAGGTCGGATTGGGAATAGGCCATGAAGATCGCTCCTCAACAAATCGTCTTGAGCAATCCTCATGGAATCGGGTGGGAAGATCAATTCGCGGTATGCGCTCCATGCGAAATATGCGAAGGATGCAAAGAAAGTTAGTCTGCGAACCGTTAAGGTGGGCCTTTTTTGAATCGAAGCCGTTTAGACGACCCGACACAATGCGAAATCAGATAGCTGCCGAACATGAAAACCGGTAGCTCGACTTGGCAGCACAAAGGATATGATCACAAGGTGTTCAACTATTTGGACTATCGAGATTTCAAAGGGCCGGCAAAGACTCCTTGACCTTTCTCGAAAATCGTTGCCCGCATTCCACAGTTCAAACGACCCCAGATGCTCCAAAATGAACAACTGATTTCGCACCTTCCTCTCGGAACCTCTGAGTGTTCCGAACCCAGGTATAGCGTCACAACAGCTATCTCTCCGACTTCAAGAGACCTGACAATGCTCTGGGCGGAGGCCCTCTTGACGGGACGCAGCCTGGCGGTTGGTACAGTAGATGGAACCAGAAAGAGTTTCGAGAAAGTTCAGTAAACTCAAAGCGCTCCATACATTTTGACTCATGATCCGGCTCCTTTGCTCCGATCTCTCATACCAAAATCAGGCAGACAATGTCCGCATTTCACGTTTCAGCGAAATACCCATCAAGAGAGCCAGGAGATGAACCAGATGAGACGTTTCAGCAAGAGCTTCGAAGATATTCTCGTTGATGGTCTCTTAATCGGTTTTGCCATCTTTTTCCTCTTAGCTGTGCATGCATCGACCACCGACGCTCGAGTTGGCAAAACCCTGGAGAGAATGGAGACGGCTTTGCCCCAGCACGCTCAGGGAGCCGTTCAAGCGGAGGGAGAGCAAAGAGCTCGCCTCACCGAGGCCTATGGAAAACTCCCGCTTCACTTTATCGAAAACCAGGGGCAGGTGGACGAAGCCGTGAGGTTCTACGAGAAGGGGAATGGGCATGCGACCTGGTTCGCCAGGGACTGCATCTACCTGGGTCTTCCTGCGGTGGGAAGAGAGGAAAAGACCGAAGGCCGGGGTGGCATAGTCAAAATGGTGCCTTTGGGTATGAATGAAGGAGTCGAAGTCATCCCCGTGGAGCCTCTGGAAGGTCGGGTGAACTACTTCAGCGGCAACAATCCTGAAAAGTGGCGATCGGATATTCCCACCTACCGCGCCGTCCTCTACCGAGAGGTCTACCCGGGCGTGGACATCAAGTTCTATGGGAACAACCGGCAACTGGAATATGACATCATCGTCAAGCCGGGAGCCGACCCGTCGCGGGTCCAATTCGCGTTCGAAGGAGCAGACCATGTTGAGGTCACGCCTGAAGGAGACCTTTCCCTTAGGATAGGCGAGAGGGAGATCATCCAGAGGAAACCCATCACGTATCAGGAAATCGACGGAGCGAGGGTAACTATATACACAGCCTTTCAGGTCCAAAGGAATGAAGCTGATCCTGGTGCAGACCTGAGTGGAGGCATGTCCCGAAAGACCTTCAACTGTTCCTTTAACATTGCCCCCTATGATCGCAGACATGATGTGGTCATCGACCCCGTGCTGGTCTATTCGACCTATCTCGGGGGAAGCCTAAGTGACAGCCATTCCTCGATAGCCGTGGATGGATCGGGCAATGCCTACATCGCTGGGACGACGAATTCATCGGATTTTCCAACCAAGGGTGCCCTCTACCAGACGAAGTCTAGCTGGAACGATGTCTTCGTGACGAAGCTCAATGCATCTGGCTCAGCTCTTGTCTATTCGACCTACCTTGGGGGAAGTCAAGATGACGAGGATCCTTCGATAGCAGTAGATGGATCAGGCAATGCCTATGTTGCTGGGTGGACGAATTCCTCCGATTTTCCAACTCAGAACGCGCTCTACTCCACGCACTCCGGCTGGAGCGATATCTTCGTGACAAAGCTCAATGCATCTGGGTCAGCCCTTATCTATTCGACTTACCTTGGGGGAACTGAAGATGAGGGAGACGCATCCGTAGCCGTGGATGGCTCGGGGAATGCCTATGTCGCTGGTAAAACGGAATCCTTGAATTTTCCGACCAAGAATGCATTTAGATCCGCGAAGGCAGGTGGGAGCGATGTCTTCGTGACAAAGCTCAATGCATCTGGCTCAGCTCTCATCTATTCGACCTACCTTGGGGGGAGTGGAGATGAGCGCGATACGTGCGTAGCGGTGGATGGCTCGGGGAGTGCCATCCTCACCGGGGAGACGAATTCATCAAATTTCCCAACTAAGAATGCGCTCTACGCCAGGCATCTAGGGGGCACTGATATCTTCGTGACTAAGCTTAGTGCAGGCGGGTCAGCTCTCATCTACTCGACCTATCTTGGGGGGAGCAGCAATGACCAGACTCCTTCTATCGCTATGGATGGTTCGGGCAATGTATACATCGCCGGGTGGACCTATTCGTCGGATTACCCGATGAAGAATGCTTACGACTGTACGAGGTCAGGCTCAGACGATATCTTTGTAACCAAACTCAATCGAGGTGGGTCATCTCTCGTCTACTCGACCTACCTTGGGGGAAACAGCTATGAGAAAAAACCCAGTATTGCAGTGGATAGCTCGGGCAATGCTTACATTGCCGGGACGACGGAGTCCACGGATTTTCCGACCAAGAATGGACTTCAGATGATGAGGTCGGGCGGGGAGGATGTTTTTGTGACGAAGCTTAATGCGTCTGGGTCAGCACTCATCTACTCGACCTACCTTGGGGGAAGCGACCAGGATGACGATGTTTCGATTGCCGTGGATGATTCAGGCAATGCCTACATCACCGGAACGACAGACTCCACGGATTTTCCACACAAGAATGCGCTTGAACCCAAGAGTTCGGGTTATGCTGATGTTTTTGTGGCAAGAATCTTTGAGTCCCTTCCGGCTCCAAGACTGGCTGTTTCCAGTATCCCTTCCCCCCAGGCAGTCAACTTCCCGTTTGATGTGACGATTACGGCGAGAAAGTCCGACGGGACCATCGATACCGGGTTCAACAGGGAAATCGCCCTCTCCTGTGGGGTGCCACTGCATCCCACCGCAGTCAACCTTGCTGCGGGTAAATGGAGCGGTCAGGTCACCCTCCTCGAAGGGGGAGAAAACCTGGTTCTCAATGCCAGTGGCGAGGGACGAATGGGATCGAGCAACACCTTCGATGTCCCTCAGGCTGGAACGGCATCCATCGGAGGCAGAGTGCAGGACAATCGCGGAAACGGTGTCGCGGGAGCGACTGTGTATGTTTCATCGACCAGAAATGGTGCGCCCGTGGTGACTCCGGCTCTATCCGACCCCGGAGGCCAATTCTCCTTCAAAGGGCTATCGGCCGGGACCTATTACATCTGGGCAACGCTCAACAGCAAAAGCAGCTCCAAAGACTTCAGCCTCTTCATCCCGGCAGGTCAGACGACGGCCCTCTCGCCTCTCATGATCCCCCTGTACACCAGCGGCAAGACCCCCGTCATCCTGATCCCCGGAATTCTCGGCTCTACGGACAAGAAGAGAGCGTCCGGATATATTCCCAGATTCACTGCGGCCTACAAAATGGGCGAGGATCTCCAACTCCACGATCCCCTGAGAATGGCTGGTTGGCGTGATCTCAAGGATATCCTTCGCGAAAGGGGTCTTGATGAAGGGACAACGATCATTGACTGCCCCTGGGATTGGCGTGTGCCGCTGGAGAAAGCGGTCGACTGGTATCTCAAGCCGGCCATCAAGAAAGCCCAACGAGGCGATACTTCCAAGAAGGTGAATATCATCGCCCACAGCATGGGAGGACTCTTGGCCAGAGCTTATATCCAGAGCAATTCCTACCTTGGTGAGATAGAGAACTTGACTATGGTGGGGACACCACATCTTGGATCGACCAATGCATATTGCATTTGGGAAGGTGGAGATCCCATCAGAGTCGATAATATCCTTGACAGTAGCTGGGTTCGCCTTGGTTTTTACTGGTTCACTACTCAGGATCTTTATGAGGAAGGCTACAAATTTGGAGATCTCCACTCCTCCGATTACACCATCATCAAGAACTTTGTTCAAAAATATGTTCCAACCATGAGGCAGTTGATGCCCACCTACAAGTTCCTCAATTATGATGGCAGTGCACGACCAATCTACACGGCAAACAACAGGAATGAATTTCTCAAGGAGCTCAACGCCAATCCCAACCGCAAAGAGTTGATGGGTCTCCCAGACAACACGGATGGCAAGATAGCTACAAGAGTCTATTTCAGTAATTCAGAACCCACTCTGCAGAATATC